ACAGATTAAAGATTCTTACAAGCGTGCTGTTACTGCAGTATTGCTAGAGAACCAGGAGAAATCTTTACGTGAAGAGCGTCAGGCGCTTTTCGAGACCCCAGTTAACAACATCAGCGCAACTGATGGTATTCAAAAGTATGACCCAATTCTAATTGGTCTAGTACGTCGTGCAATGCCAAACCTAATGGCATATGACATTTGCGGCGTTCAGCCAATGACAGGTCCTACTGGCCTAATTTTTGCGATGAGATCCCTATATGGCGGAACTACAGATACACGTGCTAACACAAGCACACGTACAGAAGCCCTATTTAACGAAGCTAATACAAGCTTCTCTGGCGATTTCAGCGATGCTTCAGGCAATAACCCAGTTGATGGCACATATAACGTTGGTCGCCCAATTAGCACCGGAACAATGGAAGCTAAGAGCGATTATGCTGAAATGTCGTTTGCTATCGACAAGACAACAGTTACTGCTAAGTCACGTGCTCTAAAAGCTGAGTACACTGTTGAATTAGCACAAGACTTAAAAGCAATTCACGGTCTTGATGCTGAGGCAGAACTATCGAACATTCTTTCGCAAGAATTTATGTTTGAAATCAACCGTGAGATTGTTCGTACAATCTACAAGGTTGCAAAAGCAGGTTCGCCTTCAACCGCAACTGCAGGTACTTTCGACTTAGATATCGACTCGAACGGTCGTTGGTCTGTAGAAAGATTCAAAGGTCTTCTATTCAATATCGAACGTGATGCTAACCACATTGCTCAAGATACTCGTAGAGGAAAAGGTAACTTCATCGTTTGCTCAGCAGACGTTGCAAGTGCATTAGCTATGTCGGGCGTATTAGACTATGCTCCAGCATTAAGCACAAACCTATCGGTTGACGATACAGGTAACACTTTCGCAGGTGTTCTAAATGGTCGTTTCAGAGTTTACATCGATCCATATTCGGCTAACCTAGGCGCAAGCAACCAGTTCTATATGGTTGGTTACAAAGGCGCTAGCCCATATGACGCAGGTATGTTCTACTGCCCATACGTTCCGCTACAAATGGTACGTGCAATTGATCCTAACAGCTTCCAGCCAAAGATTGGCTTCAAGACACGTTATGGTCTGATTGCTAACCCATATGTAACATCGGCTAATGGTCTCTCGGATTCGGATGCAGATAACTTTACTGCAAACCGTAACCAGTACTATCGTCGTACAAGGGTTGTTAACCTAATGTAATTAACCGACGTTAAGATCGGATTTAAGGGGGAAGAAATTCCCCCTTTTTTATTGTGTTACTAGGCTATAAATAATAGAATAAGTAAGGAGTTTTAATGGCATTTACCGCAAATATTGGAGAAATCAAAAGTAGCTTAACTTCAAGTATTGCTACGACATATGATTATCTAAGACCAAATGCCTTCAGATTTAGTATAAAGGATTTACCAAGAACTTCTTTTACTTGTCAATCAGCGAACCTCCCGGATATGCAATTAGGTTTTGCAGTGCAAACCACACCTTTTGTTGACATTCCGACGATTGGTGATAAAATAAATTTTGGAGAATTCACTATTAGATTTTTGGTTGCCGAAGATATGTCCAATTATTTGGAATTATATCGATGGATTTTAGCATTAGGATTCCCAAAAGATTATAATCAATTTAGAGCCTTTACCGAAACAAGACCAAGTAGATTTCCGTTTGTTACTAAAACGGACGGCAAACAAGAAATTTTGGCATACTCGGATGGTACTTTGACTATTTTAGACTCGACAAACAATCCTAAAGTTAATATAATATTTAAAAATCTGTTCCCTATATCATTACAAAGTTTGGATTTTGACATCGCATCACAAACCGTAGAATACTTTACTGCCATTGCAACCTTTAAGTATACATTTTTCGAAGTAGAACCTTTATAATAAATTGGAGTTATTATGAATAAAAAAGTAAAACCTATGCCCTTGCCTTCTATTCCTCAATTGCCTAAGGCCGGCGAGGCTCAGCAAGGACAACAAGAACAAGGTCGCCTTGAAGTTAAACTAGAAGATCTTAGAAAAGAAAGAATCTTTATTGCGACACCTTGTTATGGTGGACAGCTAACTGAGGCTTATTTTAGATCAACAATTCGATTGCTAACATTCTGCAATCAACATCAAATTCCCGTAGCATTTGGAACTATTGCAAATGAGTCTTTAGTTACTCGTGCAAGAAACGTTCTTGTTGCATATTTTCTACAAAGCAATTTTACCCGCTTAATGTTTATTGATGCGGATATCGAATATCAAGTAGAAGATGTAATTAAATTGGTTGCACATAATAAGGATGTAGTTGTTGGTGCTTATCCTAAGAAAGGTGTTAATTGGCAGCGCATTCGCGAAAGCGTCAGGGGAACAAATGATGCTTTGGATGATAGACAAATTGCATCTTTCGGTAGCGACTATGCTATCAACTTTAAATTTATTAACCGTGATGCAAAACAAATTGCTATCGAAAACGGTTTAATTCGTTTACATGATGGTGCAACAGGCTTTATGATGATTAAGCGTGAAGTTATTGATAAAATGATTGAAGCTTATCCTGAGCTAAAATATAATAATGATCTAAATACTCCGAAGGAATTGGATCCACATTTTTATGCTTTCTTCGACACTATGATTGATCCTAAGGATAAGCGTTATCTATCCGAGGATTATACCTTTAGCCGCAGATGGCAAGATGTCGGTGGGGAAATTTGGCTGGATCCTTCGATCTCTCTAAACCACTATGGTTCATTCAACTTCCAAGGTAACCCTGCTCAAATTATTCAAGTAGGATAATATGAAACTTTCTGATCTGCAGCAATCTTGGTCAGAAGATTGTAAAATTGATGAACTGAATCTGGGAAAGGAGTCCGCAAGGACTCCTAATCTACATTCTAAGTATTTAAATTATTTAACTTCGACTAGATTAAATTTGAGAAAAGCTGAATCAGAATATTTTAATATGAGACGGCTTAAGTACAAATATTATCGCGGGGAACTTACTCAGGAAGAACTTGTAGATACAGGCTGGCTACAATGGCAGGGTAATAAGCCTTTGAAAAATGAGATGGATGAATTTCTACAGTGCGATAAGGATCTTATAGAACTCCAGGATAAAATAGAATATTTCAAAACAGTTTTATATCAATTAGAACAAATTATTCGTTCATTGAATAGTAGAACTTGGGATATTAAAAATTGCATAGAATGGAATAAATTTACCAGTGGTATGATTTAATGACAGTAGAAGATATTATTGTAGTTAAAAAGGATGAAGTTCATTTAAAAGTATTTTGTGAACCATCAATTGCACAAGAACTTAGTGATTACTTTTCCTTTGACGTCCCCGGCGCAAAATTTCATCCTTTATATAAGTCTCGTATGTGGGATGGTAAGGTTAGATTATTTTCTATTTTTACTAAAGAAATATACTCTGGTCTAAAAAGTTATTTGGAAGCCTTTGCAAAGGAAAGAGATTATTCATTTAAAGATGCAGTAACTCCGGTGTTTAAGGATCCTGTGTCTTATAAAGATGTTGAAAATTTCTGTAAGGATTTACAATTATCTTCTAAAGGGCAACCAATTGAAATACGAGATTATCAGATAGAAGCAGTATATAAAGCTATATCTGATGGTAGAAGATTATTGTTATCGCCCACAGGTTCAGGTAAGTCATTAATCATTTATTGTTTATTGAGATGGCATCTGCAATTTAATCGAAGACAATTAATACTTGTACCAACAACCTCTCTTGTAGAACAGATGTATTCTGATTTTCAAGATTATTCAGGTATCAACGGTTGGAAGGCATCTAATCATTGCCATCGAATATATGGCGGTCATGAAAAATCCAATGAATTCGATGTTGTTATTAGTACCTGGCAGTCTTTGTATAAACTTCCTAAAAGCTTTTTTGAGGACTTTCAAACAATATACGGAGATGAGGCACATTTATTTAAAGCAAAGTCTCTGACAAGTATTTTAAATAAGTGTACTAAATCTCCATACCGCATAGGTACTACCGGAACTTTAGATGGAACTAAAACGCATAAACTAGTTTTAGAAGGTATATTCGGACCCG